TGCCGCTTGCGGCTTAGCGTTCGCGTGGCGCCAGGCGAGCGCTAAGCCGCAAGCGGCAGACGAAAGTGGTGAGAACATCAATTGCGCATCAACCGCCTAACCGCGATCGTGGTGAATGCTAAGCCGTCACCAAGGACAGCAATCTTACCGGTGTTCTCACCGGTATAATTTAATTCCCAATAATCTTTAATGCGCTTGGCTTGTTCATCACTGATCCGCCCCGGCGCGGTGATGATGCCGCCGGGACTCGATCCGTTTTGGAAGAAGGCGGACGAATTGCGTTGGATTTGAATTCCCTGCCACGCCGCAAGCGCACACGCGCTAATAGGCGACACGCCGCAAAGCGGGTGATAGAGCGCAACCATTGTATCGTGAATGATTTCGCTCGCGGGTACGCTAACTTGCTCTTTGATGCCAGCAAGGTTGTCTGTCTGCAATTCATAATAAACTTCACCATCAGGCGCGACCAAGACTCGAACACGCATCGGATCGAGCACATACATATCAACCACAACATTCCGATTATCGCGTTGCTTTAATATGAATGCGTTGCCGTTGATAAGTTTCGACGTTACCCAATTTTCGATAAACTTGATTCTTGTTTGGTAGCGATTTGGTTTCCGCAGCACCGGTGAAAATGACGGCGACTCGGCTGGCGACCAAATGCCATTGCTATCTTCCTCAACCAATCGCAGGCCAAGTTTGCCAACGTCCGACGCTATCAGCGTCACGCAAGCATAAACCGCGCTATAGGTAAGCGCGGACTCTGGCCGGATTTCCATATTGCGTTGCCACCCGCCAGTGAATGGCTCACGAATGACGGGATACCACCAATTTCCGCGATCGAGCGGTTGCGTTGGCGTGGCGGCTGGCAAGCTCGCCTTAGTTCGGGATATTTCGAAACCGAAAACCCGCACTGTGATTAATCCTTGGCGCGCAAATCGCGGCGCAAATATTTACCCTTTGGCTGCGTCTCATATTTCGGTGTCGGCGGTTCCGGCTTTTCTTCGGCTACTTCCGCACGCTTGTGCAGATCATTGACGTGCCGTCGAACCTTACCCACCGCATTCAATGCCCATGCGTCGCGCTCTTCGAAGCAATCAAACTCTTCACCAGCCTTCCGCTTGGTATTCGGCGGATATTCAAACTCCTCTAGAGCGGTTACGCGAAGCGCATTCATTTTGACTCCATTTTGAAAAAGGGGTGCCGATCCTGACAATCGGCACCCAAGTTGGCGTTAGACTCTAGCCTTACGCATACTTCGCGTAAGAAATGTACTGCACAGCAGCAGTGCGGCGCTTTTGCCAGTTGATGAACCTCTCCGCCTTAATGGCGATTAGGTTATGCTGCCACAGCGATACTGTGATTGTCGAAGCGGTAAGTGGCGAGTCCGGTGCAGTTTCCATCTGCAACGAAGCCTCGCGGCTGATATCGATGTTAACACCACCATCATCCGCAAGCATGATTTCGCCGGGCACAAGGAAGATGATGTTGTCACCAACCGCAGGCGATCCGCCGGTTGCCTGCACGGTTTCCGATACGATCACCGGGAAACCAAGCATCGAACCGCCCGTCATTGTCAGATCGGGGAAGTTCTTTTGCCCCAACGCATTCAGCATCAATGAAAGCGAGAGCGCGCGGCCCTGTTTCATGATCCACACACCGCCGGTGATCGGAATGCCAGCGCTGATGTAGTTACCGAATAGCGATTTAACGTCCGCACTAAACGCCGCGTAGTTGGTGCCGGATGCCGGAACCGGTGTAACGCCATTCGTTACCGAAGCTGGCGAAACGGTTGCGGCAAGCGCCTTGGTTGGATCGAGGAATTCCGAGTCCATAAACTGAGCGATTGCTGCGGCAAGATCATTGCGCACAAGCAATTCGGCGGACGGCGAAGAGAACCGCACAAGCTCTTCAGACAACGGAATGATGCCCGCGATCTTGAAAAAATCGAACGTGATCGAGTCGAGAGCGAGCGAGCTAAGCGGCTTCACTTTCGTCTCACCAACCCAGTTGACCACCGCACCGGCCGTCTGTCGCGGCACCTTCACTTTGAAGGGTACGCGTCGGAAGCCTTGGATTTTTCCGATCACCGTCAATGGCCGCAGATATTCGATAAATTCACTGGCCATATTCTGGTATTGCACAAGCGGCTCAGCCCATGTCGCGCCGGTTGTCGTGCCCGGCGTCACCGCCGTTTTCTCGATCATCGCGAATTTCTCGATCTGATCGATCGGCACATTAAGCACCGACTCAACTTCCGGCGACGTGTCGTGCCAACGCTTGGCAAACTGCATGGCTTCCATACGGTTGCCCTTCGACGCCGCGAGCGCCATCACCATTCGGGTGAAGGCAATACCCGGCTCAAGCTTCGGCTGGCGAACCACCACAACGCCAGAACGCGCGGACGATGCGCGCTCTGCCGCCGCCGGTGCGCGCTCTGCCGCAACAACCGGATCACGCCGATCGGCAACAGGCGCAGCCGTCGCGGCTTTCTTGTTAAGCTCTTCCAGCTTTTGCAGCCGCTGAATCAAATCATCAATATCTTCGATTTCCGCAGAAAGCGTATCCGACTCTTCCTTCTGCGTTGCATCAAGCGTGGTGCCATCATCATCAGCCATGATGGCATTAAGACGCGCAACATGCGAAGCCCGCTTTTCCTGCGCTTCGCGGATTCTCTCAACAATCGTTTTCATTTTGGGTTTTCCCTGTGGAATTTTCCCCGCGACGCCGGGAGGCTGTGGACGATCTTCCGTGACGATGCCAGACGCGGCGAGCAACGGAATATCGATTGCTTTCACTGTCTCGATCACCGCATCTGCTTGCGCGGGAATCGTAACAAGTGACAATTCCAAAACTTCGGATTCCAGATAGTGGACTCCACCGCTCTTCATGAAACTCATTTCGATAGAGCGGAAGCCAATCGACACGGCGCGAACCAATCCGAGCTTGACGGATTGCCACGCTTCATCGATGCGATCTTTTAGCGTCCCCGGCTCTTCAAGCTTCGGTAGACGCGCTTCAAATCCAATTCCATCTTTTGTGGGTTTGCCGAATTTAACGGTTCCGACAACCTCGGATGATCGGTGCTGCCATAGCAGCGGCATGGGGTTTTTGAATTTGACGCCTAGCGGCTCAACAATGTCACCCATGCGATCGGGTGTCGGGGTGGTGGCAATTCCGGTGATGATTCGCTGATCATCGTTTAGGGCTTTAACTTCCAGCAACGCATATGCGCGGTGCATCTTCATTATCGAACCCTCCGAAAAGCCCCATTATATAACGATTACTTGATATTCTTTTTCTTCTTCGGCATCCGCTAAACCAAGCGCCATCACCAAGCAGGCTATGCCGTCTATCTTCTCGGACGATTTTGCATTGTCCCGTTTTATATTTCCATTGCTATCCTCATACTTTGCAACGTTCGACACCATCCAATCCATGACGGGATGCCCGCCACTGTCGTCGTGCCTGCGCCCAGGAGTAGTCGTTCTCGCCAAGCATCCGCACAGGTCCACCAGGCAACGGTGATCGCCGTAGTCTGGCCGATTGCCGAGCCGCCGGATTACGGCCGGGTCGGTCCCGCCGTAGCGCAACGCGTTCAGGCAGCAGACCTCCACTGCGCAACACGCCCGCTCGATCTCCTCCGGCGTTCCGGCTGTCGGACGAAGTAGGTCCCAGTTCTCCTCCGTGAGCGGCGCCGGCAGATCGGGAGCCTCCGATTCCGGAGTGCCACACGCGGTGCAGCCGCCAGTCGTATAGAACAGCCCAGGCGCGTTCTTCGCCAACAACGGGGCGCCGCTCACGTCCCGCACCGTCCAGTTCATCAGCCAGACCACCATCACCGGCACTGACGTGCCGATGTGGTCCGGTGAGGAGAGGAGGATGTTCACTCCCGAACCCAGCTGCGGCGCCAGCATGATGCCGACTGCGATGAGGACCCGCACCAGAGCCTGACGCCCGGTGGAATCGCCCTTGGCCAGCAACGCATCCCGCACCAGGAAGAAGTTGTCCTGTGCCGACGGCAACGCCACCGGCAGGACCGGGTCCACGATGCCGTGCGCGTAGACGACGAGGTCGCCATTCCACGCCACCGGCACGTCGAAGGCGTACAGGGCTCCGGGGCCCGTCTGGCCGTCCAGGTGCTGCTGCGCCCCGGCCGCGCCAGCCATCGCACCCACCAGTCCGGCGACCATCACGACAAAGCGCAGTGTCTGAGATCT